TATATCTTATATGCAACACTAAAAAGATGCGTGCCTCCGCATAAAATAGCCTGTAGGGTGCTATTTAAAACAATACCCTACAATCAATTATTTTTATAACCTATACCCTGAATCCTATGTGAGCGGAGAAGCTCTTATATACGAACTGAGTGAGCGAGAGAAGGGTGTTTGTGGAAGTGAGTGAGCGGTAGTTTAGGAGGTTGTTTTTGTGTTACGTATTACGTATACTATATAGTAAACTAATTACTAAAAACATTAATTAAGAAACTATATAAAGTATCTTATAGAGTACAGAAAAAGTGTCAACAAAATTAATTTATTTATTTTTCATAAAAAGCTTGACACGATTTATTAGTTTATATATATTGAGGTTAATAGGTGGTAGGGCGAACACCTATAAATAAATTCCCCAGAGATTAGAACAAGGCTAATACCCTTGACTGAGGAAGAGTGTAGAACGGAAGGTATCACAACTGAGTATGTCTACTGCACTACTAAAACAATGTGAAAGTTATTAGTAGGCGGAATCAAACTATCTAATCTCGGCTTAGTTTTAATTTGTAGTATTGAACCGAGCCTTGTAAAATCCTTTGAAACATAAGGTTAGGCTGAACTGGGATATGTGGACACCGGAAACCTGTCTTGCTACAATTAAATCCTACGTTGGTGAAAATCAACTAGGCTTACTACCTGCTAGGAAGAGTAGGTATGGTTTGCCAGTTCCATATTCAAGACTGGCACTCAATGGGAGTTGTATATCCAAGTTGAGTATAAATAAATACAAAGGTGATATATCAGTTTGGTAGTTCTGTAAAAACTATCACGTTATTTAAGGAGGTAACAATGAGTAATGAAATCAACGATGAGATAATGGAACAGGTCAGAGACAGGGTGTCAGAAGTCTGGCAACTTCCTAGTAGACCGGACTTAGAACAAGACTGCATAGAGTATGTGTACACCGAGTATCTTAATTACGAGTGGAGCATGACCTATTTAGTTATTAAGTTTCTATCTAAACATTGCAGTCAAGCAGTGTCCAGCCAAGACTTAAAGCACATGGCGGGAGAGCAAAGATGAAAGTTAAAGTACAAGAATATGTGCAAACAGTATATGAATTGCCTGATGATTATTTTGATAAGTTAATAAATGATAATGGGGGAGGTTACACAATAGAAGATATGTCTGATTGTGAAATAGCATATGAGTTTAAAACAAAAGGTAAAGAAATTTTTCAAGATAGCTCATATGACGAAGACCCCATATCATGGGATACAAGGGGGTATGAAGATGTTGAATGAAGAAACAATAGACTACGGTTACGGGTACACGAGCACCAATTCTATAGCAATTATCTGGTCAATTGAAGATGTCAAAGAAGTTAGACCAGACTTGAATGATGAAGAGTGTATGGATGTATTAAGTTTTGTACATAAAAAACACGATGCAACCATTGGAGTGAGCTGGGAAACATTAGAGATTCACTCTGCATATTTATTTCCAAAAGATGAATTACAATAAAGAATTAAACAATGGAGAGGCGTGGACATCAGCCGATAAATGGTTATCTAAAAGAGGGTATCATGGCGAAGGTTCTCTGGATTCAAAATGGGAACTTTTAACATCACAAAAAAGTATGCACAAATATTTTACATATCAGACATTTATATGGCGTACAAAAAAGTATGGGAAAAATTTAGTTGTTGCCTGTGTAGAAAGTAAAATAATTTTAACTATTTTACGCCTAGATGATTGGGAAGGTTTAGAATATGATAACCTATAAAGAAAAAAAGGTAACACCTAAGACACTAGCTAAACACGTAGTTGCCGAAGCTTTACGCAAAGTCTTTGACAAGCCGGAAGATTACATTGACGATAAAACATTAAACGCAATGACGATGCGAGAACAAGAGCAAGTATTTAATCAGCTAAGTTTATGGGAAGATAGACTTCATAAAACTTTAGGTGTAAAGTTAAAGAATATTATTAGCAAAACAAATTACGAGGTAGGTATTTAATGGTAGAGATAATTTTTTTATTGGGAGGCTTAATTAGTTTGTTTGCTTCTTTCTTTTTATACAGCACGTTGCTAGAGAAAGGAAAGATTAAGCCGCACATACCTCCACGATACACTAACAGAGTAAAGACACAACGAGGAAACTTTTGGGATGCAGAAACTCAGATGTTTTACAAGTGGCACCAGATAGAAGAACTTAAAAAAATTAGAAGGGTTAAAAAATGACACAGTATCTCAATGAAATTTTAGCAGGCAAGGAACGGCTAAGTGAAGAAGAACTTGACAAACTTCCCACATCTTTGTATCGGCACAAAACTAAAGACGAGGACTATTGGTTGACAAGGTTTGCTAGTGGTAGACAGGTTAAACAATTTGCTGACAAGCGTAGGAAAGACGAGGTAACTTATGGATAAAATACATCTAGGTTTTTTAGCTGGGTTTATTCTTAGCTTTTACTTTTGGTTATTAGTGGCGGGTATGTCGGTTCAGTTTACAACTGCTTCGGATATTCCTGTGAATAAAAAACAATATGAGATATGCCGCGATAAACTTTTTACAATTTATCCGGAAGAAGTAAATCAAAAATTATGGAGTAACTGTATCAATGGCAAAGACTAAAACATTAAAGGCTTACATCTCTGCTACTAAAGGCAAAGGTAAGAAGACCAGTCAGGGCGGAGGTAACGTTAGCACCTCAACCATGAACAAGAATCATAAAGCTAACTATAAAAAATATCGAGGGCAAGGAAAATGATAACGAAAAAAATGATAACGCTTAAAGTTGAACAAAGAGATGTTGATTCAATTCTCAGGTGTTGTAATGATATGAAATGGGCAATCAATAGTATGTTTGAGACTGGTAACATGACAGTAGCAGAACTACACAATGTAGACGATATGTTTATAAACATTAAAAGTTTGTTAAACATTGAAGATGACGGTGTATACCCTAACAATCATTACATAAAAGATAAATAATATGGTATCAAATCTATCACACATTGCTTATTCTTACGTAGATGAATTACAATACATTGAGCTGTGTAAATTTTTATATAAAGAACAACGGAGAAAACATATGACGCAACATATCTTATATGACAATCATGGGCGAGAGCCGGTACCAGAGCTACTTACTCTGGAGGAATACCGAGCCTTTACAGACTATGTCAATGCTAACTATGATGATTTCTATGGCTGTAAGATTGGGTACGAGGTCAATGTTATTGGTGAAAACTTTGAAGTTAAATTAACAAGTAATGATTTTGTAAATTTAAAAGATATTTTACTTGACATTAGAAAATAATTAACTATAATTAATATAGTAAATCAATTCATTAGGAGATTATATGGATTTAAAAGTAGAAAGAAATGAAGACGGTAAGATTAAAAAGTATGTCATGGAAGGCACACTTATCTATCCGTCTATAAATATACCCAACACTAAATTTGTACCTGACGGGATTTGGGAAACATATTTTATACCGGACGATGCAGAAGAATTAGAAACTGCTCGGACTATGGGAGTTAAAATAAAAGGCTGGGAAGATAAAGAAATTCCCGAGGCTGTTTATTTAAAACGTTATACCTCTTTTAAGAGTGGTAAAAAGAATGACCCGCCTCACGTTAAAGATGCTGACGGGCAACCGTTCGCATGGATTGATGCGGAGTCAGGTAGAGATTACTGTAGGTAACGGTACTCGTGCACGGATACAGTATCATTACTGGCAACTGACTAATGGTTATGGTACTTACAACTACTATATTTTAGACGGTGTACGCATACTAGACCTTGTTGAAAGACAAGAGATAGAAGATTCTAACTCTGATTCTTAAGGAGTATTTATGGTTATAACAGTACAAACAGAAGGCGTTGAAACGTCTTATGAAATCGACAACGTTAGTGATGATGCAGTTAAGCGTGAAATCAATACGGTAATACAAAAAATAGGACAGCTTAATGTTAGTATTGAAGCTTACCAGTATGCCGCTGAAGGGCATCGAGCAAACCTACAAAGTATTTTAATAGGTAGACAAGAAGCTATCGTTGAACCTGAAGAGGTAGAGGCTGAGTCGGAAGAAGCATCGGAGGAAGCTGTGAATAGTTAAATTAAATTCGTAAGACGGGAGGGTCTTACTTTTATCAAGGCTATTAAGCTGGCACAATATCGCACCTCCTTGCATTTGCCACATAGTTTAATAGCCTACTTGTCAAGGAGGACAAATGGCTTTTATTGAATATCATTTACCGTGCGAAGAGTGTGGTAGCAGTGATGCTGTATCACTAAATGAAGACGGGTCTGGCTACTGCTTTAGTTGTAGCGGCTATTTTAAAAATTATAAGGAGGAACCAACCATGAAACTTGTTTCACATCAATCATCAAACAATCTACAATCACCTAACAATGAGCACGGTGCAGTTTACGGAGCATTAACTGACCGTAAAATATCTAAAGACACCGCTCAGAAATACGGTGTCAAGGTAGTACACGATAGTGCGGGGAATGTTATCCAACATCTCTACCCTCTATTTAATCTTAACGAACAGGCGGCTCTTAAAATTAGATATGTTAAGGATAAGAACTTTAGCTTTAGAGGAACCCCTGAAGGTACCGGACTATTTGGTGAGCAGTTATTTAAGGGCGGTAAATACATTACCATAACAGAGGGTGAGTGCGATGCAATGGCAGGGTTTGAACTGTTCGGTTCTAAGTATGATGTTGTTTCTATTAAACGAGGCTGTCAAGGGGCAGTCAAAGATGTTAAAGAAAGTTTAGAATTCTTAGAGCAATACGAAAATATTATTATTTGTTTTGATAATGATAAGGCTGGCAAAGAAGCTTCTCAAAAAGTTGCTCAGTTATTTTCTCCTAGTAAATCTAAAATCATGACGTTACCTAACGGGTTCAAAGACGCTAATGAAATGCTTAAAGAAAATAAACACGCTCAGTTTGTTAAAGCTTTTTGGGACGCTAAAACTTACACGCCTTCCGGTGTTATAAATGTCTCAGATAAGAGAGAAGAGTTTCATAAGAGAGAAAAGAAACCTAGCATTCCTTATCCATGGGAAGGTCTTAATGACAAACTAGTAGGCTTACGTGGTGGAGAGCTTGTTACTTTAACAGGCGGTACAGGACTAGGAAAGTCTAGTGTTACTAGAGAACTCGAACATCATCTCATTAAAAACACGACAGATAATATAGGTGTCATTGCTTTAGAAGAAGACTGGAGACGTACCATTGACGGCATACTTTCTATTGAAGCTAACAACAGACTATACATTGACCACATTCGAGAAGAGTATTCTCCGGAACAACTAGATAAATTCTTTGACATACTATATGACGGTGAGAATAAAAATAGAGTATGGGTTCATGCTCACTTCGGGACTAATGATATTGAGGAAATCTTTTCTAAGATTAGGTTTATGATTATTGGTTGTGAATGTAAGTGGGTAGTCTTAGACCACCTACATATGCTAGTCAGTGCTGTACATGACGGTGATGAGAGACGAGCTATTGATAGTATCATGTCCCGTCTTAGAAGTATTGTTGAAGAGACAGGCGTAGGGATGATATTGGTTTCTCATTTACGTAGAGTCGAAGGTAACAAGGGGCATGAGAACGGTGTCGAGGTTGGGTTATCACATTTACGCGGCTCTCAAAGTATTGCTCAGTTATCAGATTGTGTTATTGCTTTGGAAAGAAACCAGCAATCAGACAGTGCGTCCGAGTCTAACACCACCAAGATAAGAGTTTTAAAATCAAGGTATACCGGAGAAGTAGGGACTGCAACACGGTTGCTATACGATAGAGAAACTGGTAGACTTAATGAAGTCATAGGCGAAGAAGACACGGAAACTAACGATGACTTTTAATTATGAAACTAATATTTGATATAGAGACAGACGGACTTGATGCTACTAAGATTTGGTGTATCGTTTGTCAAGATATTGAATCTTCAAAGATATATAAATTTCCCCCTGATAAATTAAACGAAGGTGTTAGATTCTTAGAGTCAGCATCTTGTTTAATTGGTCATAACATAATGGGATTTGATATCCCTGTGTTAGAAAAACTAACCGATATTAATCTTGAGAATATAAATTTTATTGACACGCTTATTCTTTCAAGGTTATTTAATCCTGTTAGGGAAGCCGGACATAGCTTAGATGTTTGGGGTAAGAAACTTCAATACCCTAAGTTAGATTTTAAAGAGTTTGAAGAATACACTTCAGAGATGTTGACATACTGTGTTAATGATGTGCGTTTAAATGGTGTGGTCTATGATTACTTATTAAAAGAAGGTCGTGAATTTTCTAAAGATAGCATTGACTTAGAGCATTCTGTTTTTAAAATTACAAAACAACAAGAACTTAACGGTTTTAAATTCAATCATATTGAGGCAAGTATCTTTGTAGCTTCTTTGAGAGAACAGGTTACGGTGTTAGAAGATGAAGTTCATTCAACCTTTAAACCAAAACTAGTAGATGTTAAACGTGTTATTCCTAAGCTAAAAAAAGACGGTATGCTATCTAAACAAGGACTCACTGCTTCTGAGTATATTAAAAGAAAAGTTGCAAAAGATACTCGACCTTTTATGAGACAGGAACTAAAAGATTTTAATCTAAGTTCTCGTCAACAGATAGGTGCTTACTTAAAAGATTTTGGCTGGGAGCCTACAAAATTTACCCCAACAGGACAGCCTATTGTAGATGAAGGAAGTCTTTCTAAGATTGATAACATCCCTGAAGCTAAACTAATACTGGAATACTTATTACTTCAGAAAAGAATTGTTCAAACTGAAAGTTGGATTTCAAGTTTAAAAGAAGACGGGAGAGTTCATGGGTATGTTATACCTAACGGTACTATTACTGGACGCATGACTCATCGCAACCCTAACATGGCTCAAGTTCCCAGTGTCTCTTCTCCTTACGGAAAAGAGTGTCGAAGTTTTTGGGAAGTTGAAACAGGTTATAAACTAGTAGGTGTAGACGCAAGCCAGCTAGAGTTACGATTACTTGCTCACTATATGAATGATGAGGATTACATTTATGAAATTACAAAAGGAGATATTCACACGTACAACCAAAAGCTTGCTGGACTTAAATCAAGAGATGAGGCAAAGGTATTCATCTATGCCCTCTGCTACGGTGCCGGAAATGAAAAGATTGGACAAATTGTTGGAGGAAATAAAACGAGAGGCGGACAACTTAGAAAACGCTTTTTTGGTAGTAACCCAGCATTTGCATCTCTTACAACAAAGGTGCAAAGAGCTGCTAGAAAAAAATACTTCAAAGGAATAGACGGTAGAAAATTATTTGTTAGAAGCGAACACTCTGCTTTGAATACTTTGATTCAAGGAGCCGGTGCTATTGTTATGAAGAAGGCACTAATTATTTTAGACGATGTATTAAAATTAAATACAGTTGATTATAAGTTTGTTGCTAACATACATGATGAGTGGCAGATAGAAGTAAAAGAATCTCAGGCTGATTTTGTTGGGGAGGTTGCAGTTAAAAGTATTATACAAGCAGGTGAAGAATTTAATCTTCGTTGTCCTATGGACGGTGAATACAAGATAGGAGACAATTGGAGTGAAACCCACTAAAGAAAACAGAAAAAAGTTTGACCTAGATTTAGAATACGGTACAATTAGGGAAGATAAAGTAGCAACAATGCTACAAGATAAAAAGATAGAAGTTAAATCAGAACGCGGTATGTGGATGAAGACAGGTAACATAGCTATTGAATATCAAAGCTACGGTAAACCTTCCGGCATTAAAGCTACTGAATCAGACTACTGGTTTCATAATCTTTGTATCGGAGACAACGAGTACTGTACCCTTGTTTTTAAAACAGATGTTCTTAGAACTATTGTCGATAAGCTTGATACATTTAAAACGGTATCCGGTGGAGACCATAACGCAAGTCAAATGTATTTAGTTAATTTACAAAAACTATTTTCTACTGATGTCATAAAAGCTTTTAAGGAATACGATGAAAAAAAATAAAAAAACATTAGACACTTTAGTTCAAGATATCTATGCGGCTATCCAACCACTAACTCAAAACGTTCAGTTAGATATTAAAGATTCAGACTTTGATAAGTTTGGCGTAGCAATGGCGGACGCTTTAAAACATTGGGCAACCCCTCAGCCAAGAGGAAGCTCCTCGTTACGGATGTCTAACATAGGAAAACCTTCAAGACAGTTATGGTTTGATTTAAATGCCGAGCAAAAACCTCAACAGCTTGACCCCTCTACCATGATTAAATTTTTATACGGACACTTACTAGAAGAGTTAGTTTTATTCTTTGTAAAATTAGCAGGACATGAAGTAACAGGCGAACAGAAAACTATAGAGGTTGAAGGGATACAGGGGCATATGGATTGTATTATTGACGGGGAAGTTGTAGATATTAAAACTACTTCTGGCTTTGCTTTTAAAAAATTTAAAGAGGGTACCCTTAGTAACGATGACCCCTTCGGATATATTGCCCAGCTTTCTGGGTACGAACACAGTGAGGGTACAAACAACGGAGGGTTCTTAGCTTTAAATAAAGAGACAGGTGAGTTAACTTTGTTTAGACCGGATGAATTTGATAAACCAAATATAGTTAACTCTATTAAAAATATTAAAAAAACTGTTGCTAAAAAAACACCTCCTATCTTTTGTTACCCTACTGTTCCTGAAGGGAAAGCAGGTAATTTTAAATTAGCTAAAGGGTGTACCTATTGCAGACATAAGTTTGAGTGTCATAAAGATTCTAATAACGGTAAAGGTTTACGAGCATTTAAGTATGCGAAGGGAGCTACATATTTTACAGATATTAAATCATTACCTAAAGTAGAGGAGATACAAATTGAGCGGTAAACAATCAAAGAAATTAAGACGTAGAGCAGAAAACTTACTCATCGAGTGGTTAAGAACAATGGTTCCGGACGGGGAAGATACTTCCAAAATAAATAACAAAAACTTACATGAGTTTCTACCTACCCAGACTCATGTGTTTGCGAACACTAAATTTTTACTAAGTGCTTACAGCTTACGCTGGTTTTATAAACAAGTTAAACGTAATCCTTCTATTACTGTCGGAGAACTAAATGCCTAAAAGAGTACCTAGAAAACCTAGACCAAAGAAGACTGGGGTGCCTAAAGGGTATGACAGTTTATGGGAGTATGACATTCATCAAACCATCTTACAAGACTGGAAGCACCATTGGGACAAGGTAGAATATGTCATACAACATAAGTATGAACCGGACTTTGTAAAAAAAATAAACGGTAAAACAATTTTACTAGAGGCTAAAGGCAGGTTCTGGGACTATGCAGAGTATAGTAAGTACATACATATTAGAGAAGCACTTAACAAAAGTTACACCGAGTTAGTGTTTTTATTTCAAAAACCTTTTGCTCCTATGCCCGCAGCTAAAACAAGAAAGAACGGTACGAAAAGAACCCATGCTGAATGGGCTGAATCAAATAATTTTACATGGTATAGTGAAGACACGTTACCGGATGATTGGAGAAACGATGAACTATAAATTTAATGAAGACAAAAGCTTACAAGAACTTCAAGCATATATTGACGGTACGTATAGTGAGCATTATGCCTCCGATAAATATCAGGCGACCGATGTTATTATTGATTCCGGACATGGTGAAGGATTCGCTATGGGCAATATTATGAAGTATGCTAAACGTTACGGGAACAAAGAAGGGAAGAATAAAAAAGACCTTCTTAAAATTTTACACTATGGTATAATGATGCTTGATATACACAACAAGGAGAACCAGTAATGGTCGAAGATAAAGTTGGTATTAAAGAATACCTCGGTATTAAAATTAATTACAGCAATGAAAATAATTTAGATAAGTTTAGTCTTGATACGCTCAAGGATAGATACTTATGGGAGAAAGAAACACATGCACAAGAAGCCTTCGCAAGAGCCTCCGTCTTTGCCGCCACCTACAAAGGCGTTACAGATTTTGAATTGGCTCAAAGACTTTACCACTACAGTTCCTCTTGTTGGTTCATGTTTAGCCCTCCTATACTTAGTAACGGGGGAACAAGTCGTGGGCTTCCTATTAGCTGTTTCCTCAATTACGTACCTGATAGT